AAATGAAAACACCAATGCAAGAGTTGATTGAGATAATCAAGAAGCGTCAAGAAGATGATGAGGCAATGCCTTTTATGTACAATGATAGGATAATTGTGTTAGCAGAATCAATGCTTGAGAAAGAGGAGTACACAATGGCTTACAATTCAGTAAGGGCTATTGTTGAGTTTCAAAATAATAAGAATGTGGAACTTATTGAACATCCTACTGAATTAGGCTCATATCATTTAAGAGGAGAAAAAGAAGAATTAGATAAAGTATTATACGGAGAAACCTTTAACACCAAAAAGAGATGAGTGAAGTAAATCCAAATTACAATCCACAAGCAAAGTTTAACGATTTTGCAGAAGAAATGCAACATATTATTGAAACAACACCTAAAGAGGTGTTAAAAAAAGGATGGGATGATGTTGTCAAAGAGTATGGAACTAATACACACGACAAAATTTTATCTATGACTGATGACTTTATTCAGTCTAATAGAAAGGATGGAGAAATATACTCTCACTACCATTATGATATGATGGCAGACTTTGCTCTACATATATTAGAAACCTTTAACACCAAAGAGAGATGAAGGATCACAAACCTAACCGAAGACGACGCAGAGCGATGCAGCGCATCGGAGATAAGATAGCAGAACAGATATATAAACAAAGGGCAATAAAGAAAGCTAATGATACGGAAAAGGAAACACATTCGGGAGATACAGAAGTACCTGGAGATGCTAATGATTGACAACGTCAATATGACGATTCAAGCAAGCCGCTTCGGCTGGACGCCGGAGCTGCAAAACCAAATTACTAACAGCGCACTCCTGATTAGGAAGTACCAACGCAGGCTGCGCCTAATAAAGATGTGATGGACAAGCTGACACAATTAATGAATAGAGACCTAGAAGAAAACGGAATCGAGAATGACTAGAGACCAAGTACTACGAGAAGCAATCATAATGCTTGACGCTGCGCTACAAAGAGCGCAAGAAGAAAACGCACACTACCAATACCAATACGGATTGGAAGACGCAATAGAAATGATAAACGACTACCGAGCACAAATGAAATTTGCAGAGACGATCAATGGTAAGCTATAACATAGACAAGAACCTGAAGATCAGGATATGGAATGCTCTACTGAAGCATTCGGTAGCAAACCGAGGTCGAGGCGACGGAACCCAGGAGCAACAATACGTAGGTCTCCTTGGGGAATACACAGTCAAGGAGCTACTAGGAATAGAAGTCCTAGAGCTCAATGGCTTCGATGGAGGATACGACCTGATTCTATCAGGATCCAAGGTCGACATCAAAACAATGGGAAGAACGGTAGATCCCCAGGACCACTACGTGAATAACTTCATAGCCTACCAGCAGGACTTCGACTGCGACTACTACGTCTTCTGCAGCATCAACAAAACAACAAGCGTACTGACAATCTGCGGATACCAGGACAAGCAAACGCTCCTGGAGGTCGCTGACTTCTTCCCGGAAGGAAGCGTCCGATACAGAGACGACGGTACCAAGTTCAAAATGAAGGCACCGACATACGAAATCAAGAACAGCGATCTCAAACCAATAAACGATATAGAAGATCTATGGACAATGCCGGTACGGAGCTGATGCTCATCAACAAGCATAACTACAAGAGAATGGTCGACATCCTGGTGCAGATGTATATGCGAGGAAAGCTCGCTCCAGACGAGCGAGAATTTGTTCGAGGATTAGTTGACTTTGAATAGTAACTGTACTACATTGGCTAAAAACAAAGGGAAAATGAAAGACTACACACATCACTTCGACATAGACGGACTAGACGTCTACGCAATGGTATGGTACGACGAAGGCCAGGAAGGAAGCTACGACCTGCCTTACATCGCTCCAAGCTACGAGATCCGCAACATATGGATCGGCGAGCAACAACTCAACTACGGAGACTTCTTTGACATCGTAGAAGAACGCATCCAAGAAGAACTAGGAACACCGGAATGAAATACTACAAAGGAAAATACAAAGGCATAGAAGCTATGGATGTGGTCCTCGACTTCAGCGAGGACAACTACAACATAGGAACGGCCCTGACGTACCTGATGAGAGCCGGGAAGAAGCCCGGCAATCCAATGACGCAGGACCTGCACAAAGCAATCGTACACTTACAAAGGGAAATACAACATCAGAATGAAAGGATTCGCAAAGATGGCACTCCGGGAACAACTCCTGATCCTGGGCGCAATGATGCAAGACAACAAGGAGAACAATACAGCGGTACTACAACTCGAACAACTCTACACGGCAATCAGCTTCTGTATAACATCGATAGAGAAAATAGAGACCAGGATTCTCCAAGCACAGATTGAGAACGGACACCTAAAGATTGACAATCAACAACTGAAAAAGGAGAACAAAGAGCTCAAGAAAAAGATAGAAGACCTAATGGATAGAGTGCAGCTGTGAACAACGGCTGCATTTTTTTATTGCATACTTGCTGAAAAACAGTATATTAGTTCCGTGATGGTAAGATTATTGCACACAATACCTAATGGAACTGCTAGAGCTGCTTTCAGCAAAACATAACGATTGGCTACAAATGGCCTATAGCTTCGGACTCAATAAAGAGGACGCCGAAGACCTGGTGCAAGATATGTACATTAAGATGTACAACATATCGCAAACCAAAGAATTCATACCGGCAGAACAGACCTACCTCTTCTACGTATACATCACGCTCCGTAACTCGTTCTACGACAACAAGAAAGCAGAAGTACCCACACAAGATATAACTACACTACATCTAGCAATAGATGAAGAACCTGAAAACGACAAGGAAGCACTGGAGGTGCTCCTAGATAAGATGAGCCAATGCATCGAAGATCTGCATTGGTATGACAAAAAGATCTTCGAGATCTACTACGGAAGAGGAGAGACGATCCGACAATTAAGTAAAGGAAGCAAGATCAGCTCAAGTTCAATATTTAACACGATAAAGAATGTCAGAGAAACAATCAAAGCCACGTGCGAAGAAGAGTACAAAGACTACAAGAAAGAAATCTAAAGGACTCGGAGACACAGTAGAAAAGGTGACTGAAGCAACAGGAATCAAAGCTGCTGTAGAATGGTTCAGTGAGACCACAGGAATAGATTGCGGCTGCGACACTCGCAAGGAAAAGCTGAACAAGCTATTCCCTTACAAAAGCAAGATCAATTGCCTGGAGCAGAGTGAGCACGAAACGCTAAAACAATTCTACAAAGAATTCAATGGAAGAGAGGTACACGAGAAATGGATGGAACCACTAGCGCTGATCCACGCACGTGTCTTCGAACATAAGTTCTACGTACCCTGTAGCTGCAACCCAAGAGAATGGAACCAAGTGCTGCAAGACTTAAAGAAAGTATACAGGCAGTATGAAGGAGCTTGATCTGTACAACATAATCAAGCTCTGCTACATTCCGGACCTTGAGAAAAGCGAGAAGCAATACTCCAGCTTCGACTGCTACTCATTGAGATACAAGATGGACATCGAGCTTAAGTGCCGGAGAAAACATTACGATGACCTGATCCTAGAAAAGAAGAAGTACGATGCGCTTATAAAAAGAGCGCAAGAGTACGGTACCAGGGCATTCTATATAAACAGCACACCGGAGGGAATATACTCCTTTAACCTGTCGGCACTCCAGGACCTGGAATGGGAAATGAAGTACCTACCGAGAAAGACAGACTTCCCGGATCGCAGAAACATAGAGAAAGAGATCACAATGCTACCAATCGAGTTAGCAACAAGACTCGACGAGGAAAAATAAATTTGCGTAGTAACTTAATAGTTACGTAATTAGGGCAAACAAAAAGGACTAACGATGAAACACTACACCTACAAAGATGTGATCCGAGGACTGATAGTCTTCTTCCTCGCAACAATGGTATTCGGAATTGTAAACGGCCTCCTCGAGCAGTGGGCCCCAACCGGCGGATATGGCTTATAGCAGAAAGATGATCAGGCTCCTGGACGGAAGCAAGGAGGAAAAGCTAATACTAGAAGAGCTAGCCATAGAAGACGACTACTACTACGGATACCTTGGAAAGGCTGCTCTATCAAGCAGCAGCCTAAAGCAACTACTACAAAGCCCAAAGACTTACCATTATATGCAGAAGTATGCACAGCAGGACACCAAGAGCTTGCTGATAGGTAAGCTCTTCCACTG